TCAGTTATCCTCTATTCTCGCTCCCAATGCTTTTATAAACTTGTCCACCCTCCCGGCAGCCAGCTCTCTAATGGCTGGCTCATACCGGGCCAGGTCTTCGCCTATTCTTAATGCCGCAGCAAACATATTTGCTTCGTATTCCCACCGGGTGTAAAATAGGGAATGAGAGAGTACAAAGTAAACGCTAAATTCTGGGTGCAGTTCAAAATGAGCAAGCTCATGAGCGATGACTAGATTTTGCTCCTCTTCTTCGAGGTTGCTATTGACCGCTATGAGCTTGCAATCAGCCAAGTAAGCACCAACACCGTATATGCTTCGGAAGGGGAGATACAAGAGCTTAATTCCCCTCTCCTGGGCGATACGAGCAGGGTTCCTAGTGGCATATTCCCGGGCCAGTTCCCAGGCGGCACGGACGTAATAGGGTACTTCCATAACGGTTACTTCTTCCCGTGCTTGGTGGGGTCTACCTCCTTATATTTCAGGCCCGGCTCCGGGGTTGGTGGGAAAGGCTCACCCTCTACTACGGTTCTTTCACCATAAGGTGTTTTGCCGCCCCGTGGCCCAACAATTTCATACTGGCCGGACTCTGGAGCTTTTTCGCCAGGTTTAAACAGGTTTTGCTTCTTGCTCACGTCTATCACTCCCTCAGGAGGATAATGTTATGGAAATACCGCAAACCGTAAAAATTGGAGGCATCACTTATACAGTAAGGTTTGACCCCTTATTAGGCACGCAGCGCCGTAGCTTTGCCGAGCATCACCCCTTTACCCAGGAGATAGTTCTGGCCGAAGGACAGCCCCCGGAACAGGCCGGGGAAAGCCTCTTGCATGAAATCATTGAAGCTATCAATAATCACTGCCAGCTTGGACTGGAACACCAGCAAATCCAGGTGCTAGGGTTCATCCTGCACCAGGTGTTAAGGGATAATAAGCTGGTGTTTTAACTATGTGAGTTTAACGGGCTTTTGCGGCTTTCTAGCTTTTTCTGCTTCTTCTAATTCGCTTAGGGCTTGGAAGATTGTCGTGTAAGCCTTAGCCACTTCAGCTACCAAGCTAGCATTTAAAGCTTCACTGGTTGCCGTATTAGTTGGCCGTAAAGCATTATTTTGAATTAGCGCAATCACTAAATCCCTGGCAACCTCAAACTTATCAGCCATACTTAAGCTCCTTTCTATGGGAGGTGAAAAGCACATGCTCCAGTACAAAGACGAGGACTTAATCGAGTGTTACGATTTCACTAGAAAACTGTATGCTCTTGAAACGCTCAAGGTACTCACCGATGTTAATAAAGAGCTAGCTCGGTTCCCACTAGATAATGCAGAAAAGATAGCTCATATTTCGAATGCAATTGCTACTATACTCCAAATTGCTCCCAACTCCTAACGGTCATAGGCCACGGCGGGGATGTTCCCCTTACTCACTCCCTTCGCTGTGGTCTTGTGATATCCCCTCTCTCTTGGCCGCTTCGGCGGCCTTTTTCTTTCTCTCTTGCTTTATGTGTTCGTGTGCTGCTCGAAGGAAGAGGAGAATATCGTGTTTCGCATCCTCATCGAGCGGGTCGCCCATGAGCTTCAAGTTTGAATGTTTCTGCACGAACTCCCACAATTCTATGTCGCTCGGTGGCTCATCCCTCTCCCACCAGGGAGTGGGGGAATGGCCGTTTGGCCTAAAGTAGTCCAAAGAGACACCATAGAATTCTGCTAGCTTGGTTAGCATAGGCAAATCTGGCGTCCTGCGGCCTATTTCGTAGTTTCCCAAAGTGCTTTTAGCGATGTTTAGTGCCTTTGCAACTTCTTCCTGGGTTAGACCTTTTTCTTCCCTCAACTTTCTAAGCTTAGTGGCGATATATTGCATATCCTCCATTGCATATCCCTCCCTTCCTGGTAGTTTCTAGCTTCTATTATAGCCGTAGAATTGCAGAGCGAAAACTTTTGGCGTCAAAATGAAATTTTTTGCTTGACAGGTTGCGAAGTGCAATCTATAATAAGAGACAGAAAGGCCATACCGCAACCGAACAGGAGGTAAACAGATATGCCTAAGCCGCTAAAAGAAGTCCGGATAAGGAAGAAGTTAACCCAAGCAGAGCTTGCTCGGGCGGTTGGTCTGGCGCAAAGTACAATTGCCAACTATGAGATGGGAAGGCGGATCCCCCGCCTTCATATAGCCCAAAAAATAGCCAAGGTCTTAGGCACCCGTGTAGACAATATTATTTTTGGCCGTGAAGGTTGCGAAATGACAACAGACCCCACCCCCGACGAGCGGGCGGGGTAGGAAGGAGGTGAAGCGGTGGACGTGACAATTTACTGTGAGTGCCAAAACTGCATGTACAACTACTACGGCGAGTGCCAGAGAGTAACAATCAGCTTGAGCCCTAGCGGAAAATGTCGGTGCTACCATGAAAGGCTTAATAAGCAGGAGGAAAGCCAAAATGAAGCCTAGTCAGCAATTCGATGTGGACACCCGCATAAGCCTGACCCCAGAGGAACTGGAGCACCTATTCCACCACCCGGTCATGATACTAGCCGCTGAAGCTGCACTAAAAGACCCTTCCCTAGCAGAAGAAGCCTCCGAAGCATGTGAGACGATACTGGATGCACTAGACGGCTACAGCGTAGTGGCAAGCATATTCGGGTGCTTAGATGCTATCGGAATCCTGGTGGCTAATGTACACCGGAAAGCCGAACGGGAGGCAAAACGGCAAACATTTAAGGTGTTCAAAGGGGGAGCGAAGCAGTGATAAAGACCTGCTTTAACTGTAAATGGAGGTACGCCGACGACCACGAGGCTGCTCCCAGATGTTTTTGGTGCTGGGTGCACCCGGATAGGCCGGGGTGGGAGCCGGTGGAGGAGGTGAAATAAGTGAAGTGCCCATTGAGCTTTGATAGCGATCATGGTTTTGTCGATGTGTGTGATTGCCTGGAGGAAAACTGCGCCTGGTATCTCAAAATGGCGGAAGAATGCGCCATCCTTTGTTTAGCCCGTCTGGCATACGTGGATGTGTGCCGGAAAGAAGCGGGCAAATAAAAAGAGCTGCAAAGAAGCAGCCGATTAGAAAGTGGTCTAAGGAGAGTGTACATCAAATGAGCGAGAACGTCAAATTGTTTTTTCCAGGTTTATTCCTCTTTGCCCTCTTCGGCTCGGCCCTGGACAGTCAGGGCTGGGCCGGATGGGTGGCGGTGGTAGGGACGTTAATAGGGTTAGCGCTGATATGGACAGGAGGAAAAGCATGAGAAAAGAAAGCATCCGCCCCAAGTGCGGGCGCAAATGGAAGGTAAAGGTAGGGGAGTAGCATGATACGTATAAGCCAAGCTGGGGCATGTCCGAGAAGGATATGGCTTGAGGCCCAGGGGATAGAAGGGTTACCGCAGGCCGAATCTACCCTGCGGGCCTTTGAAGAGGGACACCTACATGAACCATCTATCCTAGCCTGGGCTGCCAATAACTTACCTAATGCCCCTTATACCCTGAGCAACCAGCAACTAGAAGTCAAAGCAACAGATTTCCTCGTAGGCCACGTTGACGCAATTGGGCTGAGCAGCATGGGCAATAAGCCCGTGCTACTTGAGGCCAAGTGCTTGAAGAGAAGGGCCTTCCAAGAGTTTCGCCAAAACGGCGTAAAGGAATCCCACCCCCAATACTACACCCAAGTCCAATTGTATCTCCATGGTCTCAAGCGGGCAGGATGGGATATTGGACGGGCCTACTTAGTAGCACGCAACAAAGAGACTCCACCTACGCAGTGGTGGGAACACCACTATGAGTACATCCCTTATAATCCAGAATTTGTTTGCTCCAAGATACAAGAGCTAGAAAAGCTTGCCGAGGCAATAGAGCAGAAAAAAGAAGTTCCGCCGCCGTACCATCCAGACCGGGACTGGCAATGTCGGTATCCTTGGTGCGTATATACTCAGCATTGTTGGCCGGGTTGGAAAAAGCAATCTTATGAAGTACAGGATAGAAGCGACTTGGCTACAGTGGTGGAAATGTACCAGGAAGTCTGCGAGGAAATCAAGGCATTAGAAGAACTCAAAGAAGAGCTAAAGGCCAAACTCCAGGAAGAAGCGGGAGAAACGCCAATCCAAGCTGGCAGGTGGCTAGTTCAGTGGATTGAAAGACGCCAGGAAAGATTTGACACCAAATTAGCTAGGAAGGAACTACCTGCGGAGGTGCTAGCTAAGCTATTAAAAGTTAGTACTTACAAGGTACTAGAGATTAAAGAAGCTGTTTAAGGAGGTGCTAGCATGGAAGAAAAGAAAAACGCTGCCCTTCCGAGCAGCGTAAATACCAGCCTCAGCATTATAGATAACATAAACGTCCAGTTAGTGCAACAGACGATGCAGAAAATCGCTTCATTCCAAGCCGTAGTTAAAAGCACGCTCCGGGAAGGACATGACTACGGGGTTATCCCCGGAACAGGCTCAAAGCCGACGCTCCTTAAACCCGGAGCGGAAAAGATACTAATGCTCCTTGGGCTAACGAGTGAATATGAACTGATTGAGAAGATAACCGACTACGAAAAAGGCTTCTTTGCCTTCACCGTTAAGTGCGTGATTTACCGCAACGGCCAGAAAATAACGGAGGGCATGGGCCACGCCAATACTAGAGAAAAGCGTTACACCAGCGGCAAACAACAAGACCCCTACACTCTGGCCAACACTGTTCTCAAAATGGCCAAAAAGAGGGCACAAGTAGATGCCGTTCTCACCGTAGCCAGCCTGAGCGAAATATTCACGCAAGATCTAGAAGACGAGCTAGAGGAACTAGAAGCCACGGGGTATGTGCAAACGCAGTCACAACCATCTATGGCGGCACCAAGAAACAGAGAAAAGTCGAACGGTCAGGGTGGTAGGCCAGACTGGACGGCTTTCTGGAAAGCCGTTAAGGGTGAGCTAAAGCTGAAAGAAAAAGATGTGGAGGAGTTAGCAAGCCAATACTTTGGGACAGAAGTTAAGGTGGCTAAGCTATCAACACGTATTAGGACGCAACAGGAACTAAACCAACTATTCGAGTTCTTGAAGGGTGCAAAAAGCGTTCTTGATATGGAACAGTCTAGTGAAACAGAAGCGGAACAAATGAGCCTAGCCAGCCAGCCACAATAAAAAATCCAAGGCAAGGAGGTGTAATCCTCCGGGTTATCTACGTGGGCTGGCGTCCACATTATCCACACCTCCGTGTCCTTCTAACCTAACCCCGCTGGCTCCGGGCCACGGAATAGGTGCCTTGCCGTTGCCCACCTACCCGTGTGCAGGTCGGATGCGTCGGGGAACGGCCTTGCGCCGGCGGCCGTGATGAACAGGCGCGAGGGGGCAGCCGGAGACGGCGGGGATAAGAAGGAGGAAAGATGTATGGGCAAATTTAAGGGCAAATTTACTCCAGGGCCATGGGAATGCTCGAATGACTTTGAAATTATCGATGCTCATGGTTTTCCGATAGCAAGCGTTCACTCAATTTGTATCAAAAGTGGTTGGCAACAATTAGGTATAACTCATTGGGCTGAAGCGCCAAACAGGGCTTATATAGAGCGAAGCGATGATGAGGTAAGGGCAAACCAAAAGCTAATTTCTGCAGCACCTGAAATGTATGAGGCACTAAAAAAAGTATTAGAAGTATATGATCCTGATCCGGCTGTTATACCTATCAGAAAGATCCTCCGTAAAGCTGGAGGGGAGTAGGTAGTAGTGTTAATAAGAATTGCTAATGGTTTTCTAGGGTGCTTTTACCTCTATAAGGCATTCGGGTATTTGGCAGGATGGTATCAATTAAACCGAGTGGAGATATTTACCGCAATGTTCCTTTTGGGTTTATGGTTTTTAGCATTTGCGATTGTTTCTTATCGCTAACTCCATTATGGAGGCGGCAGCATGGGAGACTATGGCGGGGCGCCTAGAAGAATACCGACCATAGCGGTGACATGCGCTGACATCGGAGCAGTTGGCCGCTGCTCGCTGTCAGAGACCCCGGTTCGATTCCGGGCCGCTTCCAATATGTTAAAGGAGGTACCTGAAATGGCCAAATGTAAACTGCCATTCCCAAATGGTTTAGAGCAACTGAAAACAGCTTTAAGCATATTGAACAGTGTATACATCAATGCTGACTTTGAACGACTAGGTTTTACGGAAAAAGATGTTGATGAACTTGTAGACATTCTCAGGAGACTTTATGACTTGCTTTTTGCCATTGTGAACCGTGGAACGGAAAACACATAGGGAGGTTTAGCCATGCCCCGGGAGCGAGCCCTTATGATAAAAACGCCCAGCGGCGAAAAAATTGCCGGAAAGCTTCTCACCATCAACGGCGAATGGTGCTTCTACCGTGAGGTAAGCAAGAGCCGTCACGCCTTTAAGACCTTCGACGCTTGGTCAATCCAGGCTAGCCTCTTACCAGTGTTAGAAGCGGACGGGGTGAAATGGATTTACCAATACGATAAACAGGCAGGGCAGATGTACCGGATAAAGCTGGAGGAGTTTAAGAAAAAGGCGGTGCTACGGAACTTCGGAGAGGGCGAGCAATACTACGTTAGTGCGAAATACTTTGAGCCAGTGCCCGGGATGGAACGGATAACAAAGTGGATTAACAGCGTAGAGCTAGTAGCCTAAGAGGGCTTCCCCGCAGCAGGCTCAGGAAGCAGCAGGCCGGGCACAGGCCGGGCGTCCGGGGTTCAACTCCCCGGCTGCTGCGGGTTATATCCAGCCGAAATAGGTGGTAATAAGCATGAATTATATCCACCAGCTCAACACGTTCTACGATTGGTTACAGTGCAACCGCTTGTCTTCATCCGCGCAGTTGCTTTACCACACCTTGCTAATGGTAAACAACAGGGCCGGATGGACTGAGTGGTTCCAGATAACCAATCAGGCCTTATGCGGCCTCATGGACGTGTCTGAGAATACGTTGAAACGGGCCAGAAACGAGCTAAAGCAGAAGGGGCTAATCGAATTTAAGCCGTCGTTTAAGCGCAACGAGAGGACTGCTTACAGGATTATACCCTTCGATAAGGTATCAAAATTTGATACCCAATCTGATACCAAACAATTTTCGGTATCAAAAATTGATACCGAAGTTGATACCAAAACAGAATTGGTATCAAAATTTGATACCCAAGTTGATACCCAACCTGATACCCAATCTGATACCGAAACTGATACCGAAAAGTCGGCAAACCGTTGCGGCGCAACGGCTCCAGCACCCCCTAAAACTAAAACAGAAACTAAAACTAAAACAAAAAAAGATGAAAATAATATAGTCTCTTCTACTTACGTAGAAGAGACGCCTAACGGCCAAGAGGGGCAGGAGAAAATTACCAATGCTGCCCTAATTGCTGAACTGGTCAGAGCTTACAGGGAAGTAATACCCCAAGACAAGCACCAAAAGGGCGATTATCCCTTCATTGGCCGTTTATACAACGAACACGGCTATGATGCTGTGCTGACCGCCATAAACGACCTGGGATACGCCATAGAAAGCGGTTTCAACCCCGAAAAACCCCTAATCTACCTTCGCTCGTTGCTCTTAAAGCCGAAGAAACAGCCGCACTATAACGGTAACTCCCCGCCGCAAAAGAATATACCCCGTGCTTTTGCCAGCCTACAGGAATGGGTAGAACGGAGAACTCGAAAGGAGGCTAGCCCCGGATGACAGAACAAGAAGCTGCTTACCTGGTAGCCCTTGCTGCGGCTAATTTTCCTGCGCTACAGGAGAAGGATTTAGGGCCGACCGTAGAGCTGTGGTACAGGTTGCTCCAAGACCTGCCGTACCAGGTGGTGGAGAAAGCCCTTCTGAAGGTACTTTCGGAGGTTCGGTATTTCCCAACTGTAGCCGAGATTCGCCAGGCAGCCGCTGAGATAATGCAGCCAGAGACCTTATCGCCTGGGGAAGCTTGGGCACTGGTGTTGCAAGCTGTGAAGCGGTACGGCTCCTACAGGGAGGCGGAGGCCCTTGCAGCATTGCCGGAAGACGTAGCCAGGGCAGTCAGGTATTTGGGCTGGAGAGAAATATGCCTTTCCGAGCAACCTGAGGTAGTCCGAGCGCAGTTCATGAAAGTGTACGAGCAGGTGATAGGCCGCCAGCGTGAGAGTGTAGTTACGCCCCGTGAGGTAAGAGAACTCACGGCCAAGATAGCCCAACAAAAGGCCCTGGGCGGCGGGAAAGTGGTGGCCCTACCAAAGGCGGGTGAGAAGTGATGCAGGCGGCGGCTGAGAAGCTGGAGGAGGTAGAAGGAATAGTCCTCTTTTTAGCCACTAGGGGCATAGACCTGCGGGGGTTTCCTCCGGAGGTGCTCCGCCAAAATGCAGTGCCAATTATCATACTGCACCGGAGCTTCGAGGCCTGCCAGAAGTGCCAGCGATTTGAAGACTGTGGCCTGTGGTCTAGGGGGTGGGTACCAGTTTACGACCCGGAGGCCTCACGGATATACGGCTGGCCGTACTTCCGGTGGCGGATGTGCTGCTACCGGAGGGAGTGGGAAGAAATCCAGGGAAAGAAACAGAAGGCAGGCACAGCCCAGAAAAAGGTGCGGTTGTCCGATTTAGGTACAGAAGTATCGCCGGAGGACATTCCAGAAGAATGGCTGTAAGGGGGAAAGCGCATGGCTAAGAAATATGCTCCCGCACCAATGCCGGAGTGGCCCTTCCAAGTAGGAGACCGGATAGAAGTGGCTGAGAGGGTGGGCCGGGATAGCAAAATTCAGCGGTACAAGGGAAAGATTACGGCAATAACCCCCGCCATGCTGGTAGTGGACACCGGAAAATACCGGGTAACGGTGCTAAAGGGAGCATGGTGGAGCGGGGCGGCGGTGGTGAAGCGGCTATGAAGCCATTGGGCAGGCCGGAGGAGGTTTTGAGGCTGGTACTAAAGCTTGCAGATAGAGCGCAGAAATATGGAATTCCTTGGGACGAAGCATTTACGGTGGTATTGGCATGGGCCAATAAATGCCAGCGGTATGGCTGCATCATAGAACTTGATAAATATGACAGGGTATACTACAGCGCTAGACGGGGCAAAGGCTTATGCGTGGACTGTGGCAAACCGGCACCCTTTGGAAGAGCGAGGTGCGAAGCATGTCTAGAAAGGATGCGCTACTACGCTCGCAAGTGGAGAGAGAGGCACAATGCTTAGTAATCCCTGGCAAGCCCGTACCCAAGGCCCGGCACCAGGTTAGGCTTTACCGGGGCGGGGTGATAACGTATACGCCTGCTAAAACGAGGGAGTTTGAGAAGGCCGTAAGGGTATATGCGCTCAAGCATCGGATAAAAAAGCAGGACGGCGAATTGGCAGTAATCGTTACTTTCTACACCAACGGCCCTGGGGATGTGGACAACTTGCTTAAGAGTTTGCTCGATGGCCTCAATGGGGTAGCTTGGGAGGACGATAGGCAGGTTAAAGCCGTGGTGGGTATAAAGTTGGAGTGCAAAAAGGGGGAGGAGAGGACAGAGGTAACAATAAGGCGCATGGAGGAGTTGGTCGACATATTATTAGGCTTAGCTAAAGCGGGGTGAAAACATGGACAAGAACAGTATGCTCTACTGGTGGCCGAGGGTGAAGGATACACGGGTGCCCAAACCTGAAACAATTATCGTCGAGACCGGCTATAGACCGCTACTGAAAATGCTAGACGGAGAACCCTTACCGGAAGATATAAAGGCAAGAATCATAGACGCAACCGAACAGCTTGGTTATCCCCTATTTGTCCGTACTGATATGGCCTCGGGTAAGCATGACTGGCAGAACTCCTGCTACGTGGCCTCGTCAGCCAAGCTTTGGAGTAATATTTACCGGGTGGTGGAGTTCAATGAGATTGCGGATATACTAGGCCTTCAGCCGGAAGCTCTAGTGTTTCGCAAATATATTCCTCTTGAAGCGGCCTTTAAAGCCTTCTACGGTAGAATGCCTGTGGCTAAAGAAAGAAGGTATTTCGTCCGGGATGGTAAGGTTGAATGTCATCACCCGTATTGGGTGGCGGAGGCGATAGGCGAATGGTGGTATAGAGTTAACGATCTGGCCGTGAAGTATCCAGACAAGATAGGCCTATTGCCGGAGAATTGGCCTAGTATTCTGGCTGAGTTGAACAGAGAGACACCGGAAGAGGTTGAGCTTTTGACTGCTTATGCCGAGGAGATTGGACGGGCAATAGGAGAAGGTTATTGGAGCGTGGACTTTGCAAAAGGCCAGGACGGCGTATGGTATTTCATCGATATGGCTGAAGGCGAGCAGTCTTGGCACCCAGACCATGAGCCTTAGGAGGGCATAGAAATGCAGAAACGGGTATGCGTAGTATACGGCCTGCCGTGGTATTCAGCCGCAGTGGGGCAAGTATGGACTTGCCCTCGCTGCGGAGCGAAAATTCCCGTGCAGGAGGGGGCAAGGAATAATGGCGCTGACGATGCTGAGGGAGAACTTGCGGGAGGCGCTGGCAAAGACGTACCCCGGCGTTCATGAGTTCTGCTGGGGTTGCAAGGCCAATCATCCATTCTTCGAGAGATTTTGCCCAGGCGTGACTGATACGGAGTGGACAATTCGGAAGTGCGAGCGGGCCCGTGCGGAAGCCCGGAAGAGGTGGGAGGAGTACGACCTCGGGAGGCGGAAAGAAGTGGGGAAACGCTAGGGATATGGCATAAAGCACGGGATGATGTGCCTAGAGAGAAGGTGAAGGCGTGATAACGATAGGCGAATATGTAAGCTGGAAACAGCCAGAGGTAGCGCAATTATTGTGGCGGTGGGTTGAAAGAATGAAGGTGCTCACGCTACCATTCTGGTATTGGAAGAAGATTATGGAGGAGCCACCCCGTCCCGGACGAGCCGGGCTGTTGCTGTGGGAGGTGGAAAGGATTGAGGCTCAAGCGGGCAACGTTTAGGCATATTGAGGCGGAGATATATGCTTATTGGGACACCTTGAAGCGGATAGAGGAGCTGCGGCGGGAGATTATTCTGTCTGGCGAATCACCAGTAGCGGTGGCTGCAGGGCAGGAAGGTTATGCCGAAAGTAGGGTAGAAAGGCGGGGAACACGGCTGGCGGATAGTATTCTCTTGAGGGAAATGGAGCGGATTACTAAAGCCATTGCCGATACCTACGCTAGGGCCAGAGAGGAAGGCCGTAAAGTAATTTGGATAAAGTACGGTCTTGCAATAGATTGGGAGCCACCACCGGAAATAAAGGCGCAGATGGAGGGCCGAAACCGCTTTGACCTTACTGCAGACCAGATGGCGGATATAGCCTCAATGGACAGGGCGACTTTTCACCGCTACCGGAGCGGGTTTGTCTACGGTATAGCGGAGCGGCTGGGGTGGTATTGAACAGTATGTTTAAAGTGTGATGAAAAGAGGGTGATACTAATGGCTTTTAGATTGGTAGATAGAAGGACAGGTAAGGTTTTAGCGGAGTATGAAGGCAACTATGTGGAGTTCCTTAATAACTCTTGGGGAGGTTATTATCCGTTTAAGTTACCTCACGATGATCGCCTTCGTACAGCCTGGAAAACAATAATCGGATGCGAAGACTATGACGCATATTGGGAAATAAGCCCACGAAGTTAGGTAATTGCGTATAACAAAGAAACTGCGACTTTTTTGCGACAACATGAGGAGATAGCTGATATATAATGCTAGTAAGGAGCCGTCCCAATGAGGGGCGGCTTTCGTGTTTGGTTATGGCGAGGTGGGAGGTGATGGCCCGGTACGATTGGGAGGCATTGAAACGGGAGTTTTTACTAGGGAACTACGAATCCCTCCGCCAGTTTGCGAAAGTAAAAGGATTGGGGTATGCACACTTACGTAGAAAAGCTAAGGGTTGGCTTGAAGAAAAGAGCCAACTGCGGGCGCAAAAGGAGCGCAAAATTGCGGAGGGTCTGCTCGAAAAGCAAATCAAGCAGGAAATTGACTGGAACCTAGCTCACCTCGAAGCATGGGGTGAGTTTTTAAATATAGTTCGCTGGGCATTGAAGGAGTTCCGGAAGCATTTTGTTAGCGAGAAAACCGGACGCCTTAACCCTTATGCCCTGGAGAAAGCGGCCAATGTGTTGAAAATGGCCCAGGAAGGCCAGCGGAAAGCATTGGGGCTGGACGAAAAAACCGAGAAAGACGACGGCAGCTTGAAGGAACTGGCCGAGGCGATCAGGGGAAGCCTCAAGGCCCTGGGTGATGGCGAATGAGCTTTGCCTGGGGCAAATTCAGCCGGAAGCAGCTTGACGTTATTGCCAACACCACGGCCCGCTTGAACATTCTCGATGGCTCGGTTCGCTCCGGCAAAACAATCGCTAGCTTGGTGGCGTGGATAATGTTCGTTGCGGAGGCCCCGCCGGGCGAACTGCTCATGGTGGGTAAGACGGAGCGCACCCTGAAGCGGAACGTGCTTGACCCGCTGGAGCAGATGGTGGGGAGCAAGTATTTCAAGCTCAACCGGGGTGCTGGCGAAGCGACGCTGTTTGGCCGCCGGATTTACCTAGCGGGAGCGAATGACGAACGGGCCGAGGGCAAAATCCGGGGCATGACGCTGGTCGGGGCCTACGGCGATGAAATCACGCTCTGGCCCGAAAGCTTTTTCACAATGCTGCTCTCCCGGCTGTCGGTGTCAGGAGCAAAGTTTATCGGCACAACGAACCCGGATAGCCCTTACCACTGGCTGATGAAAAACTACCTGAAGCGGGCCGGGGAGTTAAACCTGAAACGCTGGCAGTTTCAGCTTGATGATAACCTGAACCTTGACCCAGCTTACGTGGAGGCGCTGAAGAAGGAGTACACCGGCTTATGGTATCGGCGCTACATCCTCGGTGAATGGGTGCAGGCCGAGGGAGCCGTTTACGATATGTTTGACGACACGGTGCATGCGGTGGATGAAATACCGCAGCAATTTATCCGCTATTACGTAGGCGTGGACTACGGCACCAACAACCCGACGGTATTCTTGCTGATAGGCCAGCACGAAGACAAGCTCTACGTTATTGACGAGTATTACTGGGATAGCTCCGAGCGGGGGCGGCAGAAGACGGATGCGGAGTACAGCCGTGACCTGCAGGAGTTCATCAAAGGCCGCTACCCGCAAGCGATAGTCATAGATCCGTCCGCCACGAGCTTCATTACCCAGCTCCGGCGGGACGGGGTGAGGCTGATAAGGCAGGCCGATAATGCGGTGGTGGACGGTATCAGGACGGTAGCCGCTTTCTTATCGCAGAAGCGGCTTTTCGTTTACCGGAAGAAGTGCCCGAATTTATTGCGTGAGTTTACCACCTACGTTTGGGATACCCAGGCGCAGAAGCGTGGCGAGGATAGGCCCCTGAAGCAGAACGACCATGCGCTCGACAGTTTGCGCTATGTGCTACATACAATATTTGGCAGATTAGCACCTGGAGTGCTCCCCAAACCCAAAGGCTGGTGATTACGGTTGCTCACTTCGCTTGATTTTCTCAGCATAGGCAAAGCCTGGCCGCCACCCTCCGAGGTGGAACGGCTTACAAGATACAATCAGAACCGATTGCTCTTCGAGGGCAAGCACGAGCTGGTATTCGACCAGTGGATAAAGCTCCTTCGGGACGACCAGAAGGCCACACTAGAGATAATCCTGAACTGGCACAAGCGGCTTAGCACTTTGTGGGCTGATTTGCTCCTGGGCGAGCCGCCACGCATATCGGCGGGCAACAGGAATAGCCCGGAGCAGCAGGCTTTAGAACGGATTATCCGGGACAATAACCTCATCAATGTGGCCTATGAGGTGGCACTGGACGTGAGCAGGTATGGCACCGGGCTTTTCAAGGTGCGCTATGACAGGCGGGGCATCATCGAGGCCCAGCAGCCGGCGGTGTGGTTTCCAGTGGTGAAGCCGGATAACGTGAAAGAGATTGTGGCCCATGTGTTGGCTTATGACTACGAAGTGGAAGAGAAGGGGCTTTTTGGCACTAGGGAAAACCGCTATCTGAAGGCCGAAATCCACGAGCCGGGCAGGATAACCATCGTCACCTACCTACTCCGGGATGGGCTTATAGCCACCGAACAGAAGCGGGAGGAGCAGGTTACTGGCGTTGATGACTTCCTGATAATCCCGGTAAATAACATCCTGACTTCTGACCGTATTATCGGCCTTGACGACTACTCCGACCTTGATAGCATCATCCAGGAGCTAGAAATTCGCATAGCACAGATAAGCCGTATCCTGGACAAGCACGCCGACCCGAATATGTACGGGCCGGATAGCGCATTGGAACAAGACCCCAAAACTGGCGAGTGGACATTCCGGGGTGGGGGCAAGTACTTCCCGGTGGGCCCGGACGATAAGCCCCCCGGGTATGTGACGTGGGACGGCCAGCTTGAGGCGGCTTTTAAGCAGATTGAACTACTGATGGAGCAACTTTATGTGCTTAGCGAAACTTCGGCAGCGGCTTTCGGGCAGCTTAAGAGCGGCCTTGCCGAAAGCGGCACGGCTCTGCGGCGGCTTATGATGACACCTTTGGCGAAGGTAAACCGCATCAGGATGAGGTTCGACCCGGCCCTGAAAAAAGCCATCCGGCTTGCTTCTGCCCTTGAGGTAGCCCAGGGAATGCCGGGAGCGGTGAAGCTGGAGAATATCGAGATCACCTGGAATGACGGTCTGCCGCAGGACGATAAGGAGCAGGCCGAAATCTATAGCTTGCTGGTGCAGAACGGCCTGGTGAGCCGGGAAACGGCACTCAAACACCTGTTCCAGTTTGAAGCCGACACTTTGCGGGAAGAGTTGATGCGGATTACCGCCGAGGCCAATACCGAGATACCACTAATCTTCCGGCCTAACCTCCAGCAGCAGGGCGGTGAGGCCCAGGGCGGCGGTGGTAGCTGATGCCCTTCGACGAGGAAAAACACATCCAGCAGCTCATTGAGATGTACCGCCGGGGATTTGAGGAAATACTTCGCATCATCGTTGAGAAAGAAGCCAAGGGCCAGTGGACGCAATACTGGCGGGATTTGCTGCTGGAGGTTAGAGCGATACTCCAGCAGCTTGACCGGTACGCCGACCAGTGGATAGAGCAGACGATAGGTCAGGTTTACTCCCAGGCCGCCGCGCAGACGGCGGTTTTTCTTTCGCAGTTGGGCATAGAGAAGCAGACCCGGCCAGAGTTTGCCCAGGTGCACCAAAGGGCGATAGATGTGGTAGCCCAGAATATGGCAGATAACCTACGTGACGCTACGCAGTTCATCGGGCGGAGGATAAACGACGTTTTCCGTAGGGTGGGGCTAGAGCAGACGGGGAGGAAGCTGGCAGCCGGGCAGACCTGGTACGACATGAAGCAAAAGGTAGTGCAGCAGCTCCTTGATAAGGGCCAGACGGCTTTTGTGGATAGGCTGGGCCGCAAGTGGAGGCTGGACACCTATGCAGAGATGGTGGCCCGCACCACTACCAGGGAAGCTGCTACAGTGGCAACGATAAACACTTGCCGGGAATTTGGGCTGGATTTGGTGCGGGTGACTACGCATTACCCTACCTGCCATTTATGCGCTCCGCTCCAAGGGAAGGTGTTTAGCCTTAGCGGGAAAGATAAGCGGTACCCAAAATACGGAGAAAACGGGGCACGAATTCCCCGGCACCCTAATTGCAGGCATGTTTTAGTGCCTTATGTTCGAGAGCTTGATGACAACGCCGAGGAGACCGAGCGGTTCAGCAATCAGCCGTTGGACGTAGACCCCCGCAGCGAAGCCGAGAAGCAGACTTATGCGGAAATGCGGGATAAAGTTACCATAGCCACCACAAGGCAGCGAGCTAGAAGGTGTATTTGTCAATCGAAAAATTGACCACTTGATCTCTTGAAAGTTGACCACCTGTATAGTTTAGTTTCGCTAGGACTATGTTTACTTATTTTAGAATAGCAACCACCTCCTGGTTTTGCTTAATTAATATTTGTTACTCGCATAATGTTAATCAAGGTTGGCCGGACTGGCTCGGGAGGCCGTCTAGCTTACGTGAAATACTTTTAGCTACTATGCAGAGGCAGAACTAACCAATCCTTCCTCTTGGCGTCGCCTTAAACTCTGGCGGAAGCGATAGCTTTCCCCGTTCATGACCAGGATATGGGCATGATGGGTGAGCCTGTCCAGGAGGGCAGCAGTCATCCTTTCATCTCCAAATACTTGTACCCATTCGCTAAATTCGAGATTGGAAGTAATGAGCACACTCCCCCTTTCATACCGGCCAGCCAAGAAGCGGAAGAGAAGCTGGGCTCCTTCAGTGGTGTAGGGTACATAGCCCAGCTCGTCTACCACTACCAGGTCTTGCTTTAGCCACTGCTTTTCCAAGGAAAGTAATTTATGTTCCCGGGCAGCTGCTAAGAGTTCTGTAACCAGGCCAGGGGCAGTATAAAAGCGTACACGGTAACCCTGCCGGCAGGCACATAAAGCCAGGGCAATGGCCAAATGGGTTTTACCGGTTCCACTGTTACCAAGGAAGATGACATTTTCCTTGGCTTTGATGTATTCTCCCCGGCTTAAAGTTAACACCTTAGGTTTGCTCAAGCTTGGTAAGGCAGTAAAGTCGAATTCTTCTAGGGTTTTGAAGTAGGGGAAGTTGGCCCGGCGGATCCGGTTCTTAAGGGCGCTTTCTTCCCTGCTCAATACCTCTTGTTCCAAAAGAGCACATAGGTATTCTTCATAAGTGCGGTTGTTTTCTGCGGCTGTGCGGGCAAGACTTTTGTAGTGCCGGGCCACCGCTGGAAGTTTTAGTTTGTGTAAATACTCTTTAAGAAGAAGTTCTGTGCTCAATGGACTATCCTCCCGTTATTACAGCTTCCCAGGAGGTCGAACTGTTTTAGGTTCGGCCTAGATACCCGGTAAGCTGATAGGTCTTGGGTTCCTTGGGAAATGAGGCATTTACCGGTTAACTGCTCAAGGATACTTTTAACTCCAGGGGCATGGTAAACTCTTTCGTCTAAAGCTTTATTTAAGGCCGAGGTTAGAGCGTCCCATCCCACTTCCCGGTGGTACATAAGGATCTGGACAAATTCCTTTTCTGGTTGGGCATGATATTCTTTTAAGGCCGCCAAGTACCGGTGATATACTGGCGGAAGGTCTGCACGATGAAAGGGCTTAGCATCCTCTAAAGCCCTACTACGTAATGGAGCCTGCGGATCATCTCCTTGTCGACCACGTCGATCATCCTCTTTCCCCCTGTTGCCGAAGGTTTGTCCCCTTCAGCATAACAGGGAATTTGATCCGGGTGGTCAATTTTTCGCTGATCAACTGGTCAACTTTTAGAGTATCAAATACAGAAGGGAACTGCTAAGCCCAGTAGTGCCGCTAGATAAGAAGGTGGAAGCGGCAAAAAGGCTAAAGAGGTCGTATGAGCTAACTGGGCAAAAACCTAAGGGCGTTGATGCCAACTTGATAAAAGAGTACGAAGAATGGATTGAGCCAGGGAAGAAGCCGCCTCCGGAGCATTACGTTGAAGTAGCAGGGTTGCCTGATAAAGCTAAAGAGGGGTTAGCTCATGCCCTGAAAGAAGCAGTAGAATTTGGCAGGAATACCGGAAGAGAATGTTTGATACACATAGACGCTAGAACCGGGGAAAAAGTTTATGCTACAATAGAGGGCGAGAAAGACCAGGTAATTATATCGTCGACCCTTAGAGATTTTTTGAGCCGTGCTGAGGAAAGAAGCATAATACAAGTGCATAACCATCCCCGGAGTTCGAGCTTTTCGGATGCAGACATTATAGTTACTATGGCCCACGAATCTATTAGCCACATTGTAGTAATCGGGCATGACGGCACGAGGTATATTTTTAGCCGTGGAAATGGGCAGAAGCCTGACCAAAGGGAAATTTCGTTGCAGTGGCTGAAGCTAAGGGATAAATACTACAACCAGTTTGCCCAAGAAGTTATAGCAGGCCGGATGACAGAAGAGCAAGCATGGAAGGAGCATAGCCACCTGATAATGCAAGACCTGGCGGAAATGTATGGGTGGGAATACAGGAGAGTGATGCCTAATGAAATCTGAGGAGAATAGAAAGGTAAGAGTGCTTGGCGTAGATTTGGTAGATGGTATGCCGGACTACAAAAAAACGCCAGAAGAGAACTGGGAAGAGTACCGTAAGCGTTATTATGAAGTGTACGGAATATGGCTGCCAACTTACGAAGAAGCTAAGCAGGAAATGAATGCGTAAACCGCCTGAGCCGAATGGCAAGGGCGGTTTTCTTATGCCCTGGTGGTGGGAGCATGGGCTTCAAGAGTAAGAAGCAGTGGCGCTGGGCGTTTGCCAACAAGATGCCCTGGGCAAGAAAGTGTGCCCATGAGAGTATGCCCTATCGGTTACTGCCCACGAGAAAGCAAAAATCCAAGAGGAAGTGAGGTGAAACCGCATGGCCGAATTCAGCGACCGGCCCTGGAGCGACATTGATAAAACCGTTGAGGCTTACGGGAGCGTGGAGAAATTTTGCGCTGCCTGCCTTATCGACTTGAACCCGCCAGGAGAGGAAAAAGTGGCTTCTAAGTGCAAGCTGCCGGTGAAAGAACCGAACGGTAAGTATAACAAGAACGCTCTGCCGGCAGCAGCGGCAGCTTTAGCAGGGGCAAGAGGCGGAGTAGATGCACCAGCAGAAGAGAAGCGTAGGGCCGCCCGCAAGCTAGTCCGTCTCTACCGAATGGCTAAAATGGAGCCTCCTGAGAGCCTAAAACAACTGGCAGGCGAAAAGTAATGGCAAAAGTAGTGAGGTTTGGCGATATTGGCGAAATGATTGATTACTTGGCCCAAAAATTTGATGCTGGCGAGATAGAAGGCATTCTTATATGCGTAAAAAATCATGATAAAACTTTTGAGGTAGCCTGGACTGAAACACTTAGCTACATTGAGAGACTTGGTCTATTAGAAGCTGCAAAGGCTGACTGCCACTATAAAGCTATGTGTGCCTTTTGCCAATAAAACGGGCACGGGAATCCGGCAAAAACCCGGAAGGAGGATAACTCATGATATGGCTAAATTTTGGACGCTGGTCAAGTGCAGCAGGTAGGTTTATCTACGAGCGCATTTACATCAATGGGTGGCGTTGGACACCCTTTGTAAGAATAAAACGTCGCAAAACTACGGTAACGTGCGTCGGTTAAGCACGGGAGGAGGAGAACCGCTTATGGCAGACGATAACAAAAACCTGAACCCGACCAACCCTAATCCTGAACCGAACCCTGGCGACGGCGGCCAGGGCAATGACCAAGGCAATCCGCCGGCAAAAACGTTCACGCAGGAGGAGCTAGAGCGCATCTTAGCCGAGCGCCTGAAGCGTGAACGGGAGAAGTACAAGGACTACGAAGACTTGAAGAAGGCAGCGGAGGAGCTCAAAAAGCTGAAGGAGGCCCAGATGAGTGAAACAGAAAAGCTCCAGGCTAAGCTGGCCGAACTAGAGCGGGAACGTCTAGAGCTGGAACTCCAGCTCCAGGAGGCCCGGCTGGAAAGCCTGAAGCTGAAGGTGCTGGACGAGATGGGTCTTCCCAAGGCATGGGCCAGCCGCATCTTCGGTACAACGGAAGAGGAGATACGGCAGGACGCCGAGGAGCTAAAAAAGATGCTTGGTGCTGCCGGTAAGACGGTGGGGAGCGGGACTAACCCACCGGGCGGCGGAAACGTGCCCAAAGACATTGATACTCAAATTGCTGAAGCCGAAGCTAAAGGCGATTGGGCAACTGCAATCTATCTTAAAGGCAAGAAGTTTGGACAGACGATTTAAGGAGGGTGATTTCACATGGCAGGCATTACCGGACAGGGCACTACTTATAACCTACCTAACTTCGTAGGCGAGCTTTTCTCTATTACTCCAACTGAAACCCCTTTCTTGAGTGCAATTGGTGGTCTAACCGGCGGGGTAAAGACTAACGCGACCAAATTTGCTATCGAGACATATGACTTGCCGGCCCCCAGCCAGCCCGCACACCTGGAAGGCCAGACGGCACCTACTGCATCTGCCAGAGTGCGCAGCCAGGTCTACAACGTAGTGCAGATCTTCCATGAGACCATCGAAGTGAGCTACACCAAGCAGGCTGCTATTGGCAACATATCTGGCGTTTCTATCCTGGGTAACCAGCCCGTGAAAGACGAGCTTACATGGCAGACGGAGCGGGCACTAGAGAAAATTGCGCGGGATGTGGAGTATACTTTCCTCCAGGGGGTATTCAATGACCCAACCGATAACACCACGGCTCGCAAGACAAGGGGCATTTTGACTGCTATTACTACTAACGTGGTCAACGCAGCGGGTGCAGCCATCTCCAAGGCTCTGTTTGAGCAACTGCTCTGGACGATGTACCAGAACGGGGCACCTTTCAGCGATAAATGTGTTATCCTTCTCAACGGTAATCAGCTCAATAAGCTGGCTGAGATTTATGGCTATGCTCCTGCTGACCGCAACGTTGGAGGCCTGCAGTTAAAGCAGATTTTCACTAACTTCGGGGCCTTTCCGATTATGCTCAATCGTTACATGCCCACCGATGTCATTGCTATAGTGGATTTGAAGGTTTGCGCTCCCGTGATTCTGGAGATTCCTGGCAAGGGCTTCCTCTTCCGTGAAGAGCTTGCCAAGACCGGGGCCAGCACCAAGTACCAGATTTACGGCGAGATTGGCTTGCAGCACGGCCCGGAGATTTACCACGGCAAGATTATCGGCCTGGCGGCTTAAGGGGGCGGTAGCTGATGGCGCTTAAAGAGGTAGGTATCGGGCTGTCCCCGAAAGAACGGGAGATATTAAAGGAACTGCAAGATAAAGTGGCAGCTTTAGCTGCCCTGGCTAATGACCTCAAAGCGAAATACAACGCTGCTGTAACACTCCTCAACGAATTAAAAGCCGACCACAATGCCCATTTAGCAGCGGCGAATATGCATTATACGGGTACGGCTTCCACTACGGATACGGTTAATACTACTACCTCAGCGGATGCTGCACAATGCACCATATCTGACGTGACGATTTAAGAGGGGCGAGACTTTCTCTCGCTCCTCTTAACCCTAATGCGGAGGTGATGTAGATTGAAATTTCTTTGTGAGCGCTACCCATTTCTAAAGGTATGGGATGGTACGAAAATTGTAGCCGAGTTTAAAGAGGGCATTTTTGAAACGGAAGATGGGGGCGTAATTGAGATACTCAAGAGGATTCCGGAAGTAAAGGTAGAAGAGTCTAGTAAAACCAAGAAATAGGGGGCATAGATATGGCCCTCCAGGTGGGAGTTAATAGTTACGTTACGGTTTCCGAGGCTGATGCGTACTTTACGGAGAGGATTTATGCGGATGAATGGCAGGCCGCAAATACGCCAACTAAGGAAAAGGCCCTCATTCAGGCGTGCAAACGGATAAACCGTCTGGCATTTAAAGGAGTTAAAGCAGATGAAGCACAGCTTCTTGCTTTCCCCCGCATTATGCCTGTGTTTAATCGTGTCGGTGTGATTGGCTTTACCGAGGGGGCTATGGTACCGCAGGAGGTAAAAGATGCGCAATGTGAAGAAGCTCTGGCTTTGCTCAAGTATGGCAATTCGGCCCGCACCAAGGCCCAGGAGCAAAATGTTGTCCGGGTTAACTTTGGTGAGGTGAGCGAGGAGTACCGGGCCAGCTTGAAACTGCTTTCTAAGGAGGCCTTGGAGTTGCTTAAGCCCTATCTAGCGGGTGTGGTGAGCATTAAATGATTGCTGATTACCTCAATCAAACTGCTACCTGGAAGCGAACGGTAGGCCTCAATGAATACGGGGAGCCAATCACCACCAGCCAGACCATCAAAGTGCGCTGGGAAGGCAAGCGGAGGCTGGTGAGGGATAGACAGGGCCAGGAGGTAGTCTCCGAGGCCCGTTTCTTTTGCCTAGAGGAAGTGCAACCAGGAGATATAGTGGAGTATGGCGGCAGGGAGTGGCCCATTATCGCTGTAACTGAAATTCCCGACTTGGACGGCAATATAATCTACCGTGAGGTGGCCTGCTGATGGCGGAGCTAAGGTGGTACGGCAATAAAGCAGTATCAAGGGCGATGCAGGCTGCTATCCAGGCCATCCAGACCTGCGCCGCCGACCTACAGGGGAAATCGGCCATGCAGGCCCCGATTGATACCGGCGACCTGCGGGCTAATTGTTCGGTAAGCCCACTCCAGCGGGAAGGTAATCAGGTATGGGTGAAGGTGGGCTACGACCTGCCCTACTCAATAGTCCAGCATGAGCGGCTGGATTTCAATCATCCCAAAGGTGGGAAAGCCAAATATCTCGAAGACCCTTTCAACGACAATGCTCGCAAGTACGAGCGGTACATCGCTAACGAGGTAGGCAAGGCCCTCGAAAGGGGGTAGATAGATGCTGCTAAACGATATAGCAGCCTATCTCCAGGCAAACGGTGTCGGCACGGTTGGCACCGATATTTTTTTAGGGCAGTTACCTGCAACCCCCGATAATGTCGCTGCCCTATTTGAGTATGCTGGGGAGCCCCCGGATTTGCACAGTAATGTCGAGTATCCGGGGTTGCAAGTCCTGGTGCGAAACAAAAATTATGCTGCTGGAAGGCAGAAAATAGAGCAAATCCGAAATGTGTTGCACGGGCTAACCGAAACGATAGTCAACGGAAGAAGGTATTTACTTATTCGGGCTAGACAAAGCCCAGAAGCCTTGCCAAGAGATGAAAACGGCAGGGCTATTTTTGTGTGCAACTTTAGAGTGATTAAGGAGGTCGATTAACATGGCAATTGCAGGTAAGGGCGGAAGTGTCTATATTGGGGCCAACAAGGTAGCCGAAATTTCCCAATGGAGCATCGACTGCGAAGCCGACGACATCGATGTTACCAGCTTTGATTCTAACGGCTGGAAAGAGTTTATCGCAGGTTTGAAGGAGTGGAGCGGCAGTTTTGAAGGAAACCTCAACCCCAATGATACAAACGGCCAAGTAGCGCTAATCAATGCTTGGCTAAATGGTACCACTGTTAATTTAGAACTGCGTATTGATGCCACCAAAAAGCTATCTGGTAGTGCTCTTGTGAAGCCTAGTATTGAGATGCCTGTGGATGATAAGGGTAGCATAAGTTTCGACTTCCAGGGCACTGGGCAGCTCACCGTTACCCTCACTTAATGGGGTGATTTAATATGGCAATAGCTGGCAAGGTAGGGGCGGTTTATGTTAGCGATATAAATACCGCCCCTGTTTCTTTTACAGACCAGGCCACTACGCCTGATGCTACCAGAACACGCTACCAGGTAACCGACTCGGCCTACCGCTACTGGCCGCTGGATGCTGCCATCACGGTTAAAAAGAACGGCAGCGTTATTACTAGCGGCTTTACGCTTGAGAGGGCTGGCGGTTTTGTGGTATTTGATACCCCCCTGTTGGATACCGACACGGTAACCGTCTCCGGCCAGGCCTTAACTCTGGTGCAGTGCGGCGGCTTCTTCAATTGGAGTGTGGAAACCGATGCTGAGGACGTGGAAGCCACCACATTCGCCAGCGGAGGTTGGAAGGAGTTTGTACGAACGGTTAAAGGCTGGAGCGGTAGTGCCGAAGCTTACTGGGGCGACGATAGATTTTTCAAGAGCCTGGGCGAGATTATCGTGGTGAAACTTTTCGTTGACAGCGGGGCCTCCCAGAAGTGTCTTGAGGGCTTTGCCATCATAAATGGTGAAGGCATAGAGGCCGCCGTTGATGAGCTGGTGAAGGAAAGCATTGACTTTGAGGGCGTAGGCCCGCTCTACTTCAGGCTATAGAGGTGATTAGATGCGGAATAAGGTTGTATCGTTTGGCGGGAAAGAAATCCGGGTAGAAGAAAAGCGGATTGGCGACCTTGAGAAGCTGATAATCGAGCTTTTCCCGACCAGCAAGGGGAAGATAGCCAACATAGACCTGGCGAAAGAGCTGGGGGCTCTGGACTTCGATATTCTCTACAAGAAGCTTCCTGTCATCTTTCCGGAACTTACTAAAGACGACATAAAGAATGCCTACATGAGCGAAATAGAAGCGTTAATCGAGGCTTTCGTTGACGTAAATTTTCTCGGGCTGAAGAAGCTGTTCAAGCCGATGCTGACCTTGGCTCAGAGTGGCTTACCGCAGAGGTAGTAGTGCTGCTAGCTCGGGAGTTCGGCTGGACGCTGGACGAGATGCGGCAGCTCAAGCCCAGCGAGCTGGTGGCAATCCTACAGGAATTGCAACGGCAAAAAACTATTCAGGAATACCACGAGATGCGGAACAAATGGGCCTTCCTGGCCGCTGTGTTTACCAACGGGATAAGCGCCCTGGCTGGCATGTTCGGCAAGAAAAAGCCGAAGCAGGTGGAGCCTGATGCGTTTATCAGCAAGGAAATAAAGAAGGCGGTGGAGAGACTGACGGGAAAGGCCCAGCAGGAAGAAGACCGCTGGGCCGCTCTTATCCAGGAGGCGAAGGCGAAGGGATTAAAAGGGCCGTGGTAGTAAGTTACTCAACAGGCATCTCGAAGGTGGCGGTTACTGGGCCAAATAGGTCTTTGTAGAAATAAATCTTTACAACATCGCTCTTGTTATCGAGGCCAAATATCATTTGAGCATTACACGTAACACCTACAGGAATTCTTTGGGGGTAGTTCTTGGGCGCATTGGGATAAGTATATCCTACCTTCCCGGCCGAATCGACAACCTTAAAATGAATATCACTCAGAAAAACGTCCTCTTCGCTCGCTATATTGGTATACGTGTAATCAATCATGATGACCTGAGCTGGGTTTTTATCCGAATATGGATTGCGCTCGCTCATGCTGGTAACCTTGTTTATCCTAAAGCTGTAAAGAGCTTTGCCATTAGCATCCCTGACAACATATTCGTTGTTGCTAGTAGCAGGGCTTTGTGAAGAAGGTGGAACTGTGTTTGTTTTTATCATAACGGTATAAGTTTTCTCATCCCAACCAACCTGGGCACCTAATGCTTCGCTGACAAATCTTAACGGGACGTAGGTACGGCCCTCAATGATTATTGCCGGGCTAGAGGGTGTTACGATTTGGCCGTTTACCTGTATTCGGGCCACTGGGTAACCCATGTAGGTGCCCCACATGGAAGCCCAGACCGTACCAGCTAATAGCCCGAGCAAGAGAAAAACAGCAACGCTTACCAAGAGAGGTTTCCGCATAAGCCAATACCTCCTAACGGAAGTAGTTTTTGGAAAATTATTCGTCATGCGGTAGTAAAATCCTGCTAACAGAGGGATGAAAATGACTGTAGGCGAACTTTTAGTCAAGCTTGGGGCTGACTTCTCCCAGTACAATAAAGACTTGGCTCAAGCCGAAAAGCAGGCCAAGGCTGCTGGGCTAAGGATTGGCGATATATTCAGGAATGCACTTTCCTTCACCCTAGGCATAGGCTTATTTGAAGCCATACGCCGAGGCTTTCAATCCATAGTAGGCGAAGCGGTAAACTTCAACGCCATGATGGAGCAAGCCCAGATTGGCTTCACTACCATGCTTGGAAGTGCCGAGAAGGCCCAGGCATTTCTACAGGAAATGGCCGATTTTGCCGCCAAGACGCCGTTTGAGTACCCCGATTTGCTTGAAGCGGCCAAACGCATGATGGCTATGGGGTTTGCCGCTCATGAAGTGCTGCCAACTTTGCAGGCTGTTGGTGATGCTGCTGCCGGTCTTGGCCTAGGCAAAGAAGGCATTAACAGGATTACTATTGCCCTGGGCCAGATGCGGGCCAAGGCCAAGGTAAGCGCAGAAGAAATGATGCAACTGACTGAGGCGGGGATTCCTGCATGGGAAATTTTAGCTGAAGCTATGGGCAAATCCACCGCCGAAGTGATGAAGCTCTCCGAGAAAGGCTTTATCCCGGCAAGCCAGGCTATCCAGATACTCATTGAGGGCATGGAGAAACGCTTTCCCAAGATGATGGAGAATATGCAGGATACTTGGGAAGGCGTTACTTCCACCATCAAAGACGTTTGGCGCATGACTATTGGGGCCTTGACCAGCAATTTATTTAAAGGGATAGTCTCCTGGCTCCAGAAAGTGCGAGACTTCGCCACCGAGTTCTACAATACCTTCCGGCAGTTCGGCCTTCAGGCGGCCTTAGCAAAGTCATTCGGCCCGGAGTTTACGGCAACCGTGAACATGGCCGTAGCTGCCTTGCAAGGATTTTGGAATACGGCTAAAGCTGTCTTGGGCACAATTGCAAGATATTGGGCAGTAATTAAACCAATTGTCCTTGGTGCTTTAGCAGCTTTCCTCTCCTTCCGCCTAGTCAATTGGGTGTTCGGATTAGCAGCTAAAGCAGTGGCACAGTTTACCTTTATTACCGCCGTCATGCGTGGGGAAGCCGTAGCGACTTCCGGCATCTTAAACTTTCTTGCCAGAGCAGTACAGATATACCGTCTACAACTACACTTAGCATCTATGGCTGGAGTGCAGCATATAGGGATACTTCAGGCCCTACGGATTGCGTTGTATTCCGTCTGGTCGGCTTTAGGGCCTCTTGGATGGGCAATTTTAGGTATATCCGCTGTCGTAACCGCCGGGATAATCTTGTGGGGGAAATATGCTGCAAGTGTAGAAAGGGCCAATCTGCAGCGTATTTTAGCGGCGGTACAAGGGCAGCAAAATGAACTAGCCGATACCGGACAGCAGGTTGCTCAGAGTAGCGGGGAAGCTGCTGATGCGTTGAAAGACCAGGCAGATGCCACAAAAAAGGCTGGTAAAGAAGCGGGGAAAAACATCCAATCCTTTGATGAAGTTCACCAGATTATCGAAGATACCGCAGATGCGGCAAAGGATGTAGCTGCTGGACTTGGCGAGATGACCATGCCCACTTTGGAGACCCCTGGAGCTATGGCCTTGCCGGGGATAGACACCAGTGCTTTAGAACAGGTAAAACCTACGCTAGCAGGGTTCTGGGAGTGGATTAAGCAAGGCTTTTATAATGCTTGGGAAAGCATCAAAAATGCTGTAGTTGGAGCTTGGCAGTGGATTGTCAACAAAACAAGGCCCATATGGGAACCAGTGTCGAACTTTTTCAAAGGGCTATGGGATGGCATTAAAGCGGTAGCTATTCTAGCTTGGGAGGGGCTCAGCAGCGCACTTTCTGATATCTGGCAGGCTATAAAGAATGCTGCCATTGTAACGTGGAATAGTTTAGGTAATGTATTAAGTACCACGTGGCAAGCTATTGCAAATATTGGTATTGGGCTATGGCAAATATTCAGCGGAGCTTTGGGCCAGATATGGAACGCTATCCAAATTACGGCGCAAACAATATGGGAGGCTGTAAAAAACTACATCATTAGCACCTGGAATAACATCCAGCTAACAGCTATTACCATTTGGAATGCAATAGGAACATTCTTGAACACAATATGGAATAACACCCTAATGCTAGCTTCTATCATCTGGCAAGCCATAAGGGATTTAATTCTTGGCAAAATAGACCTGCGGACGGCGGTAAGCACAATATGGGTGGCTATTCAGGGCTTCTTGGCGGGCAATTGGAGTGCTCTTAAGACGCTTGCTACCACTATTTGGACGGCAATAGCGCAGTTTATCACTACACAATGGGCCCTTATAAGCCAACTAACTACTACTATATGGACGGCGATAACAACATTTTTGGCGGAAACATGGGCTACTATCCGAGAGGCTACAGCGCAAGCATGGGAACTAATCAAAGCCAATATCCTTATGGTGTGGGATATCTTAAAAGCCTCGGCTGTTGCGACTTGGGAGGCCATTAAGGCAGCTATATTGACCCCAATTAACTACCTCAAAGGTGCTTTAGATGCGGCATGGGCTTGGATACGAGATAAGCTGGTAGGCGTATGGGGAACGATTAGAACTGCGGCATGGGAGAAGTGGGAAGGCGTAAAGGACGTTATCAAGGGGGCTATCAATGGGATAATTGCGATTATTAACAAGTTCATTCGGGCCTTTAACCGCATCGAAATCCGTATACCTAGGATAGAAATACCTTTTATAGGTACTGTAGGCGGTTGGTCTATCCGAATGCCACAGATACCGGAAATACCATATTTGGCCGAAGGCGGCCTCGTGACCGCTCCTACGCTGACTATGTTAGGTGAACGTGGCCCAGAGGCGGTAATCCCTCTTAGCCGCAGCGGATTTGCGGATGATCTGGCGAGTGCGATATATCAAGCGGCGTATTCAGCGATAAGAGATGCTATGCGGGTTGTCCAGGCCGAAGGAGCCACGCAGCGAGAAATAATTCTTGAGATAGACGGCAAACGTTTGGGCAGAGCCATACTGCCCGGCATTATTGCCGAAGCTCAGCGTACTGGCATTCCTGTGGTACTGAGGAGTGTCTAGTATGGCGGTACTGATCAACGGAACCCAAATTAAGACCCCAACCGAGTTGAAGGTTGGGGTCTTTCGTTTAAGCAAGGCCGAACGCCTCGCCTCTGGCAAGATGGCTATGGAGATTATAGCTATCAAGCGGAGGCTGGACATGCGCTGGGAGATTATTGCCGATAGCGACCTGCGTACTATCCTGGACATCCTGGAGAGCAGGGTTTTCCACACCGTACAGTACCCCGACCCACAGAATGGTGAGACAGCTACCATTACCGCATACGTAGGGGATATAAATCAAGCGGCCTGGCAGAAGATAGCTGGAACTCGCTACTGGAAAGATGTATCGCTGGCGCTAATTGAGCAATGAGGTGGTGCTGGTGCACTTGTGATATGAAAGAGGTGAGAAGATGAGCAAGTTGTTAGAGCAAAGGATTGTTGCCTTAGAAAAAGAAGTGGCTGAACTTAAGAAAGTAGTCCAGCCAGCAAGGGCAAAAAAGGTAAAGGCAGAAGAGTTTATCGAGTTTCTTAAGCAGGGCATAGCACAAATAACAAATAAAGCATGGCTCAATGCAGAGACTTAAGCAAAGTCTCAATTTCTTTGCCGATGGTTTCGGGGTCGTAAGCTTCGTATGAAGTGAAAGCCAATGCCAAGAAAGTAGCAATTTTAAGGGTCTGGTAACATGCCATCGAGATCGTTTCAAGCATGGCAGCTTCGCTCGACATTCCCTGGCTTAAAAGGTGAGTATAGTAGTCTTTGGCTTTTTCACGGGTATCTTGCAGGTGTAATAGTAAAGCCTCTTTATCTAGCATCTCAAAAAACTTCATAAGCTGTTTTTCGGTCATCTTCATTAACCTACCCTCCCTTCTGTACGAATTTAGTGGAGTGAGCGACTCCAAACTTCTATAAGAAGGGATGTTTTACCTGCAAGGAGTGGGTGGTGCTAGTGTACCCCGTTACGCAGGACTTCCTCGATAAAATCCGTGCCGACGAGCGGCGTGTTTACGGCAGGGTAACGATAACCTATGCGGAGTTCTTCTTGGATAAATCCATACAAGTGTCCGCTAACGAACAAGCTAACGTGAGTTACCCTGAGCAAGTAGCTGACGGGATTGCCGAAGCCGCTTTCAAATATGCTGCTCTCGATGGCAGTTGGGTGCTGGGAGAAAACTATGCGCTCGCACCGGGGCCGGGTGATTTTCAGTACCAAATGGGGTGGTGGGGTAGCCAATTGGCCGATGTAAATGGGAACTTTGCTATCCCATACCCCACTCTAACAGTTACATTTTTTGAGAGACCTGTACACAGTTTAAAAGTAGTCGGGGATGCCAGGCGGGGAGAGTACCCTGTGGACTTTGAAATCAGACTGTATGATGCTAACAACACACTACTTTATACCGAAAGCGTGGCAGGGAATACCCTAATTAGCTGGGCGAAAGATATAGTTCCTGTTACTCAGGTCACTAAAGCTGTCCTAGAGGTGCGAAAGTGGAGCCACCCTGGGCGGCAGGTAAAGATACTAGAATTCTTTACTTCTATCCAGGAAACTTATGAAGGTGACGATGTAATCCTTATCCACCTACTCGAAGAGCGAGAAGTTAGCCAAGGTAGCTTACCAATAGGAAACATCTCGGCTAATGAAATAACGGTGCGGCTGAACAATTCCAGCCGCAAGTTTGATCCTGGGAATACTTCTAGCCCGCTGTACGGGTTACTTAAGCCTAATCGGCTTATTAGGGCCTGGCTTGGCGTGGATACGGCAGTGGGGCGAGAATGGGTACCGCTTGGTGTTTTTTGGAGTGGTGATTGGAATATACCAGAGACAAGGGTCTACGCCGAAACAACTGGGCGGGATATACTGGAGCATTTGCGAAAAAGCAATTATGCTATTAGCACCGTCCAGCAGAATAAGACCCTCTATGACCTGGCTATAGCCATACTCCAGGATGCCGGGCTAAAACCCGAAGAATACTGGGTCGATACAGAACTTCAGCAGTATACTGTGCCTTATGCCTACTTTGAACCAATGAGCCACCAGGAGGCTCTACGCCTTATCGCTGAGGCTTGTTTGGGACAGGTCTACGTTGATAGAAACGGCATAATTAGGGTAGAAGGCCCAAGCTTCCTTGCCAGCCAGACGCAGAGCGTGCTTACCTTGACTGCAGATGATTACTTTCAGAAGGATAATCCAGTGAAGTGGAACGAGATTGCCAATTACATCGAAGTCGAGACGCAGCCGCTACGGCCAGTTGCTACAGCTCAGGAAGTTTATCGGAGCAATGAGCCAGTTACCGTCCCGGCTGGCGGGCAGAAGTCGTTAACCGTTTACTACAACGAGGTGCCCTGTATAGAGGCTTCGGCCTACTTGGAAGGTGCAACCAACGCAACAATAAGCAGTGTATCATACTACGCCTGGGGAGCCGATCTTACCCTTTCAAACAGCGGCACCTCCGATGAAAGTGTGACGGTGGTCATAAACGCCAAGCCACTGAAGGTGCAGAACAAGGAGAGAGCCATCGCCAAAGACGACGCTAGCATCACCGACAACGGACTTATCCGCTATACTTTCCCCACCAACCCGCTAGTGCAGACTTTGAGCATGGCCCAGACCATAGCGGATAAGTTGCTGGCGAGCTTCAAGAACCCTCGCCGGGACGTGGAAGTAGAGTGGCGGGGCAATCCGGCCCTGCTTTTGGCTGACAGAATCACGGTTGTCGACCAGCTTGAGCGAAACGACTATTACGTAGTCAGGCAGGAATTGGAGTATGCTGGCGCACTCCGGGCTAAACTTTCGGGAAGGAGGGCGAGCTAATTGCCTTGGCAGACACCGAAGACTAACTGGGCCGCCGGAAATGTGCCCACGGCAGCTGACTTCAACCGGATAGAAGGAAACATAAATTACATTGAGCAGGAAAGCCGTACCCCTGACCAGACGGCCACGCCAGCAGCTTCGGGGCCGCTACAAGCCATTTTGAACTTTTTTGCGGCCCTTTTAAAAGCTATAACGGGCAAGACCAACTGGTATGATGCGCCGGATATAACCCTTGCAAGCCTGGCCCAACATAAAAGCCGCCATGCCATCGGCGGCGCAGATGCCCTGACCCCTGCCGATATAGGAGCAGCTAGCCAGAGCGCATTAGATGCGCATTTGGCCGAAAAAGCGTCATCTACGGTACTTGGGCACGTGAAGCAGGGTGATGGAGTAAATATAGATTCCAATGGTGTGTTGAGTGCGAATGTTCTTAGCGTAGCCGGTAAGACGGGTAACGTAGTCCTTACCAAAGCCGATGTTGGGCTGGATCAAGTTGATAATATGAGCGCAACTGCTATACGTACTGATACTACCAAGGAGCTAAGGGTGGAGGTAGTATCGGCTTACCCGACTGGTTACCAAGGGAGAATAATCTTCCATACTGGTGAGGGTAAGTTTAAAGGATACACAGGGAGTGGCTGGGTTTGACCTTTTAGGCGGGGCACAGATTAAATCTATACAACGAGTAAACGTTCAAATTACGTCGTCGGGAAGTTATACTGCATCCATTACTGCCGTCGATTTAGGAAAAACATTTTTAGTTATTCATCCATACCTTAAGGTGGCTTCGGAAGGATACTATGGCATAAGAGTATATTTAAGCAATTCAACTACTTTAGTATATGAAGGTTTCTCTTATCAATCAGCTTATGTATATATTCTAGAGTTCGCTAGCGGTATCAGTGTCCAAAGGGGTACTGGACAGATTCCGGCCGGTGCTACGTCTGCAAACATTGCGATAGCAGCTGTAGATCCTACTAAATCCTTCGTGACACTATCAGGTAAACTAGTTTATGCTGGCAGTTCTTATTATGGTTCACAATATATGGGTTACGCTTACCTTACTAGTAGCACAAACCTCCTCATTTCTAGAAGCGACTCAACTAATGCTTACGATTTTGCGTGGGAAGTAGTAACTCTTGTATAGGTAGACTTAAAGCGCAGCAAGGCCACTCTACTAAATTGTTTATATTGCAGAATAACTAACGGGCTTCATTTGCCGCCGGTGAGCGGCTTTATTATTTTTGAAGGAGGAATGCTACATGTATAAAGACGTAACCCCCGACCGCTGGAGTCGAGTGAGCATCGAAGCCGTGAGCAAGGCGGGCTTAATGTCCGGCTACCCTGACGGCACTTTTCAACCAGAGAAGCCCCTCACCCGTGAGGAAATGGCTTCCATTCTTCATCGCTGGATGTTTCGCAATGGCCTTTTTGATGATATTCTTCCTGCCGTAATGCCTTCCATAGTAATGGTGCACACCGGAACCAACTTAGGCAGTGGGGCCTGTATCGCTAATGACCAAGAGGGAAGCTATATCATCACCAATAACCATGTAGTAGGACTGAATACCACGTTTACCCTTATGAAAGAAAATAGCGAGAACTTTCCTGGGGAGATAGTCGTCGCTGACCAGCATAATGATTTAGCCCTCATCAAAACTGCCAAAACCTTGCCTCCGCTGAAGCTGGCAGAACAAGACCCGGCCTTGGGTGAGCCTGTAGCTGTTATCGGTGCCCCTGCTGGCCTGATAGAGAGCGTAACCGTAGGGATAATAAGCAACCTAAGTCGCCAGGGAGGAAAGTGGCTGCAATTAGATGCCCCCATAAACCCCGGCAACAGTGGAGGCCCGGTGATAAACGAGCGTGGAGAAATAGTCGGCATTGCAGTAGCTAAAATCGTAGGAGAAGCTTTTGAGGGGCTGGGTTATGCCATCAAACTGCAGGTCGTAAAAGATTTCTTGGCACGTGTATCAGATAAAATTCGATGAGAAGGAGGTAGCAGAAATGGAGAACATAGGGAGTTACGTTAAATGGACTATTGCAACAATAGGCGGCCTGCTCACGGGTCTGCTGGGGGGCTGGGACGTGGCATTGAAGGTGCTAGTGCTATTTGTTGTGCTGGACTACATTACCGGCCTCACGGCAGCCTGGGTGGAGAAGAAGTTGAACTCGGACGTAGGGTTAAAAGGGATTGCGAAAAAGATACTTCTTTTTGTGCCGGTGGCTGTGGGCTACTGGCTGGATATAGCCCTGGGAACCGAAGTGCTCCGAAGTTTAGCGATATTCTTCTACATTAGCAATGAAGCTTTGTCATGCTTGGAAAATGTAAGTCGAGCAGGAGTGCCCATACCTAAACCCCTTAAAGACGCACTGGAACAATTGAAGGATAAGGTAGAAAAGGGTGGTGGAGATGCCAGTGCCGCTTCCGAAGGAGATTAGGGACATGGCTATTTCTTTGTACCAAAATGGTTATACACTAACCGAAGTCGGGGATGCTTTGGGTATTGATCGGATTACTGTCTATCGGTGGTTGGTTAAATACGGTATTAAAAGACGGCCTAACCATGCTCGCCCTGGCGTAATGGCTAGAGAAAGAAATCCTCAGTGGAAGGGCGGCAGATCCAGAAAAGATGGTTATATAGTAGTTAACGTGCCAAATTCTAAACGCTATCTGCCAGAGCACCGGATTATAATTGAACAACATCTTGGACGTAAATTGCAATCTGATGAAATTGTCCACCACGTGAACGAAAGGCGTGATGATAATCGGCTAGAAAATCTGGTTGTCATTAAAAGAGCAGATCATATGCGGCTCCACCAGACCAAATACAGTAAAGCAGACTTGCTTATTCTTTTAGCACAGCTAGCAGTTAAGTTAGGTAGATTGCCTAGGACATATGACATAAGAGCTCACAAAGGTGAATTACCATCACTAGTTACTTACTATAGACGTTTTGGTTCATTTATTAATGCAATAAAAGAATTAGAAAACCTCTCCCGGGCTGGAGTACCCGTTCCTGCACCCCTTAAGGCAGCCCTAGAGCAGCTAAAACAAAAGGGAGAAGGTGGTGAAAATGCCGAGGATAGGGCTTGATGCGGGCCATGGTGGCTCTGACCCTGGGGCTATCGGGCCAAACGGTTTGAGGGAAAAAGATGTAGTGCTAGCCATAGCACGAGACTTGGCATATCGGCTCCAAAATAGCGGTTTCGAGGTGGTCATGACCAGGGATGCTGATACAGACGTGGAGCTAGAGGAACGAGCCGCTAGGCTAAATAAAGCCCAGGCGGATTTAGTGCTAAGCCTCCATATTAACTCTGCTAGTAGCCCTTCCGCTAACTACGTCAGTACCTGGATATGGAAACGAGGCGGCAGGGCAGAGGTGGCAGCACAATATATTCAGCAGGCTTTAGTAAACACCTTGGGTTGGCCTGATGGAGGAATAAGGAAGGCCAATTTCTATATCCTTCGTGAGACTATCGCTCCAGCGGTGCTTGCAGAAATAGGTTTCATCTCTAACCCTGCCCAGGCGGATGCGTTAGCGCAAGAGCAAACACGGAAGAGTATATCGCTGGCCCTGTTGATTGGCCTCAAGCGATACTTCGCAAAGAACGATATAACGGGCCACTGGGCCGAGGAGGCCATAAAAGAGATACTAGACTTAGGCTTCATGCACGGCTATCCGGATGGAAGTTTTCGCCCCGACCAGCCCGCTACCAGGGCAGAGTTGGCGGCGGCCTTGCTCAATCTATACCAAAAGCTGAAAGGATGACCTAAATGGGGTGTGCCCGGTATGCTTCTCGGAATGGGAAGGGGAAGGGCCCTGCCTGGACTGCCTGCTAGACATAGCCCTTGCAGAGGTGGCTGCCGATGTTTGTGCGGATGAGAAGGGGAAAGACCTATACTATGCGGGAGAAGTGGGAGAACTGGATGAAGAAAGCGCTAGGATGCTTATAAAAGAAAGCATTGCCGAGCCAGTAACCTGTCCTGATTGCGGAAAAGAGCTCCGGGAAACGTGTTGCGCTTTCCACTGCCGAGATTGCGGAACAAGGTATTGGAAAGAATAAAGCCCTTGGCCGAGGAGAAAAGGCCAAGGGCTATTTTTTATTTTTATTCACCAAACAGTTATTCCAGCTTCCTCCTAGCTCGCCGGGGCATAGAAAGCTTGTAGACGGGAGAAGCCTTTTCGTGAGCTTCCTTAATATCCTCCTGGGATAACTTTATATACCGGCGGGTCATATCCAGGGTAGAATGCCCCAGAATGCGCTGCACCGCAAATGCATCAGCACCGTTCCGCAAAAGCTCTATGGCAGCGGTATGGCGCAGGGAATAAGGAGTAGCGTCAATACCTGCCATATCCCTGTATTTTTGGAACCGCTTGCACCACCACCACGAGCTTAGCTTGCGGCCATTTTCGCTGGCAAACAACGGCACTTCTTTACTCCACCATGAAGGCCTAAGCTTTAGAAACTGGGCTATGACCTGAGCAGTAAAAGGAGAAATAGGCAGGGTTCTAGCTATTCTTGCCTTAGCTGTCTCAGGCCGGATGTAAATTTCCCTAGCTTCTAGATTTACATCGCCGGGCAGCAACTCCACCATTTCGCTTGGGCGGATGCCGGTGTCCAGCTGAAGTAGCATCATGCAGTAATCCCGCATTCCGGTATAAGTTTTCCTATTAGGTTGTTTTAACAGTCTTTCTACGTCTTCTAGCGATATATGCCTAATCCTACCGTCATCCCTGATTTTCTTTATTCCTGTAGCAGGGTTCTCGGGCAAGTAGCCTTCCTTTACACACCAAGCGAAAAAAGCTTTCAAGTAGGTTATTCGCAGATTTTTAGTGGCAGGAGCGATGGGTTCTCCAAGGTAAGATAGTAGACACCGGCGCAAAGAAGAGTAATCGTTCTGGGCTTCGGGAAAGCGAGAAAAGAAAAGATTTATGTGGGCAGAGTAATCATGTAACGTTCTGGGGGACGCGCCTTGGGCACTTTTCCACAGCAAAAATTCTTGAAGAAGGCTTTCCCAGGAAATATTTTGGGTGGATGAACGAGTGTTGGAGTGGCATTTTCTAGGCAT